CTCTAATCCTGTTTTTTTAGATTTTTCCCACTTAGCGTAAATTTTACAGCTATTATCTTGCTTTTGGCTTTTTGTTACGGTGCATTCATCGCCTCTAGCAAATTCACAACTATTACAAGGCTTGACATAGTTGCCGTAATGATTCCTAACTAAGTTTCTAATCTGGTTAGAAATAATGCGACCAATCCACGGTTCAAGGGGTCGCTCTTGATCCCACATATGCCACTTTTTAGATATATGTAGTTTGATAATTTGTTCTACATCTTCGAAGTCAAACCATTTAACCGCTTTAAGTCTCCACTTAAATTGCTGTCTTTTAATCGCAGCGTCAATGATGTCTGAAAAGTCCTCGTAAGTATACTCACCCTTCTTTTTTCTTTTCATCAATAAATTCATTAATAGAGCGACTTCTCGACTTCCTCTTTGTATTGGAAGGGGCTGGCTCTCCTAATAATGAACCTAGAGTAACGGTTTTGTTTTCTGGACCTTCTACTTCAACTTGAAAGTTTGAAATTTCAGGAACAAATTGAGAATCTGTTTCATCCTGAGATATTACTACTGATTTTTCTAATTTCGGCAAATCCGCAGCAGTATTGGTAGAAGCGCTGGCATTAAGCTGTTGCCCACACTTACCACAAAAATTTGGTTTAGCATGAGCGTAAGAAATTTTGGTTCCGCAACTATGACAAAATAAGTGAGCCATCTTATATATTTATATGGTTTAAAATCGTTTTTTCAAAAATAAACAAGGTCTTAGTCCTATGTATGTAAAAAAGCTGTTCGCCGCTGGCACGTTGACATATGCTCTTGTTTTACATATCTTATTACACTTTCTTATGTGTTTCTAATTTCGAAATAATAAATTTTAATATTTTGCTTCTAACTATATCACTGCGAGTAAACTTGAAGGAGTGGATTCCATTTTCTACTGACTTTTCATCAGAAAATAAATTAAACATTTCCTTGAAGCCAGTTTTACCATTAATATCACTTTGCATAAAGTCTCCACAGATAATCAACTTGCTATCTTCACCTATTCTTGTGATAAGGGTTGTTAACTCTTTGAACGTGAAGTTTTGAGCTTCATCGGCAACAATTAGCTTATTGTTCCAGTTAGCTCCTCTTAAAAAATTTATAGGAACGGCTGATATGCGACCCTTCTGCTTAAGAAAGGCTGTGTCACCCTCAAAGACAATTTCTTCCAGCTTATCGTAAAGAGGCATCAGGAAGGGGTTAAACTTTTCAGCCATATCTCCAGGGAGACTACCTAATCCTTTGTCTGCACTTTCTGCAATACTCCTAACGTATAACAATTCTTTTTCTGAATCTTCAGCCATAAGACGCAAGCACCCATAAAGGGACATGTATGTCTTACTTGATCCCGCTGGACCCGAAACAAAGAACATTTTAAGTTCGGGGTCTAGTAGAGTCGTTAGGAACCGCCGCTGACGAGTAGTGAAC